TCTTGAACTTGAGTATCAATTGCCTCAATTGAAGTATCAATAACCTCATCTTCGTACTCAAAGAGTTCACACTTCAATTTATAAACATAGGTATTACCTAGTTGGTAAAATGGTTCTTCGTGTTCTACAAATTTTATTTCAAATAATCTTTGTCCTAATGGAAAAAATACTAAATCACCTTCACGAGGTCGAGATGCTAACTCAATATCATCGTCAGCATTCATAAATGGTGCAATAAATTCTTCAAATCTTTCTTTTGAAATAGTAAGAGTTACTTCATCTCTTAAACTCATTCCAAACTTTGTTAACACATCACCAGCACCTTGATACCCTTCATAAGTATCAACATATGCTTCAATAGCAAAATTATCATCAAATTTAGATGCTTGCACTTCCTCTATAATTGATGACTGATTTACAAATTTTCTTGGTATATAAGTTACTTCTTGACCATAAATTTTTAGATGCTCATTAACTAAATTCTGAACTAATCTCTGCTCTTGTCTAGAACCTTGTAAAAAATAGGGATTTAATGCCATTATTCATCACCCAATAAAGTCAAGAGGAGGTGTCTCATAGTCCATCATCATTCGTGATCTGAGTTCCTCTAATTCTCTAACTCCATCATCGTAGATTTCTCTTCCATTTAATTCAATTCCACCAGGTAATTTAGTTCCTCTAAATTTAATTAAATTCATACCCCATTGTTTTTTCATCATTGCAACGAAATATCTTTTTACAAACGGATCATTATAAACTTGATTATACTCCTCTGGATCAAGAGCACGGAAACAATCAATTACTATAAAATCATCTAGTTGTTGTGCTCCCCAATCAATATCTAAGTATAATCTGTCTTGTCTTTGGTTAAATCTTACCTGTTTTTCAGTTGTCAATAAAAAATCAATATCTTCAAGATATGATTTAGTCATTGCATATTGTAACAAATTGACAGAATTAAAGTAATACAAATCATTCAAAAATAATTGGTATTTAATACTAAACATTCCACCTGAAATGGAACTACTATCAAATTTAAAAACTTTATTGATACCAATTACGTGATCTGGAACTGCTATAAAATTAGAAGTTTCATAAAAATTGCTTGAAACTGTTCCTGCAGTATTAGTTGAAATACCAGTTGAAGTAACAATTCCAACACCATCTGTTCCTTTTGCTGTGCCTCTATCAATATCTTCCTGTGTTATCTTGTACTTAAGGTACATTCTTTCAATACCATTATAATGACGCTCATTATACATCTGAATAGTATCATCTAATGCGTCATGTATTTGGTCAGTATCAAGGTTTATTTCCAAAACGGGATAACCCAGTTTACGCAAACCGAAATTTATAAGTTGTCCTCTACTATTTGGTGTCGCCATCGCTATCCGTGTAATTTGCGAGTTGCTCTAAAAGTTCATTCTTTTCTTTTTCAAAATCATTTTTTAGAGTTTGGAGTTTTGCCTCCAAAAGAACGTTTTGGTTTAATGCTGCTGCTAGTTTTGTATGATATAAGTTCACTAACACATTAATGTCTACTTCACTGTTTTGCTGCATATTAGAAGGTACCTCCGTCCAGAGTCGATGTCCAATGTGGTTTGTTTATATAGACATTAGTGGCAGCACCTGGTACAGATGCTAAGTTTGCAATAGCACCACTCTGTCCCTCTCTTCTCAAATTATTAGTTGTGTTAAATGTTCCTTCTACACCAATCAAATTAACAGAGTTTCCACCTGTTACTGCTGTTTCAACAACACCAAACGCACCAGTAGAGTCTTGTTTTACAATATCACCTACTGCTACTGTTATTGCTGCACTTAGAGAACTTAAAGTAATTTTTGTAATTGCAGTTAAAACTTGTTTTGAAGTAATAACAGGTGTTTGTGGAGCATTTGTAGATCTCTGTAGACCAGTATCGTCAAACCAAACAACACCACCTGAAGCAAAGTTTCCTGACTGATAGTAGATACCCTTGATATCTAAGAAACCTTTTGTACCTGAAACAACACTAGCAGAAATAGTTGCATCAGGAACGTATGTCCATCTACGACTATTATCACCGTGTGTACCGTGATTTCCTGTTCCAGCAGTGCTAGATGCGATTGAACTATCATCTAATCCAAAGAAACCATCAGTTGAATTAGCAGTTCCAATACCAGTATTATAAGTAAATCCAAGTCCACGGTCAGTATTGGTATCTGTTGCGTGTACAACTGAAAATGTAGTTTGAGTGCTTATTCCAGCAACAGTTGTGCCTCCGAAAGTAAGCATATTATTACCAGTATTAATTGCTGTTACTGTTGCAATACCACTCGCTGAGAAACTTGAATGTAATAGAGTATCATTAACTGCAATACCTGTAACTTGGTCAATAATAACTGTAGAAACACCTGATTGAACTGCTACCATTACAGTTCTTGAGCTGGTAGTATCACCTACCATCATAATCGGATCATTAACAGTTGTTTGTGTTGAGTTAACTGTAGTTGTTGTACCATCAACTTGTAAGTTACCCTTGATGATAACGTCACCCTCATTACTTAATCCATCTGGATATGGGTCAATGAATATCTTATTTCCCTGTCCAGCGAGAGATGCAATTATATTATCTTCTATTCGGATATTACCAAGAGAACTATTACCACCAACAATTAATTGATCATCAACAGTTACTTTACTACTAGTAAATCTTACATTCGCTCCAGCAAATCTTAACTCATCTGTACCATTCTCATCATATTCTATTGTTGCATCAGGTGCTGCTGTTCCGTTAGCACCACCACCAAATCCCAAGAAAGTATCATCAGGCACCATTACCTGACCAGAACCATTAGGATTAAAAATTATATCACCATCAGTATCAGATGAAGATAAAGTATTAGCATCTAAAGTTAAGTTATCTACATTCCAAACATCTATTTTTCTACTGCTGTCAAGAATTGCTACGATACCACCATCACTATTTCGTGAGTTGGTTACACCTGCTAATGCACCAGGTGTGTGCTCCATCATTGAAGTATAATAATGACCAGCGACAGGATGAACGTTTGTACCGTCATCACCTAAAAACACTCTGTCTTTATATTGATTTGCACCACCATATTGACCTATACCAGTCACATATGCCATTTCACCCCAATTCAAACTAGCAGGTTTGGCTGTACCCGATGATCGTTTGATTCTAATTATACTAGCCATTTCAGAAATTTCCTCCGTTGATGTCTAAATTCTGTGTCGCACCTGGCGTTAGTTCTAACGTGCAATCAAATTTTTTCGTAACACCATTAAAAACAAGAACCATACCATTTTGTAAGGTTCCTGGAACATTCACATCACTTAATTCTGTTAATGATAGAGTTTGAGCACCTGCCAGAGATGAAATCACCTTCGTAGCATTTTGTTGTCCTACTCTGACTTTGATATCTGCCATCTATTTAAAAGCAATTCAGATCTAGAAAGTATTTATATTTACTATGTTGTTATCTTTGAAGCAAGTTCTTTTAACATAGTTTTTAGTGTCTCAATCTCACTTTTCATCTCATCTAATTCTGCTTGTTTATCAAAATTTCTTCTTTTATCAGACATATAAGTTGAATATCCAGCAGTATCCATATTGATTATGGCACCTGTTTTTTCATCACGAAAAAGATTTTTATGTCCCTCTACTGGTATCATGTCGCTTTAATTTTAGATTTATTCTTTGCTAACGGAATACCTGTTTTAAATTTAAAAAGTTCTTTGGCTCTGTTTTTTATAAAATCATCAATAACAAATGGAGTATTTTTCGGATAATTAGATTTACCAAACTTAGTAAATTGTTTCGTGGAGTAAACTGGATCTGACTCCTCTTGAAATTGTTTGAATGTTTTCATTATGCTAATGCGATTGCTCTAAAGTCTTTCAATCTTACAGGATATGACTCGTTAGTAGATATCATAACGATCTTTATTGTAAATCCACTAAACTGTTCTAAATTATCGACTGAGAATTGATATTCAGAGAATTTATCAAATTCATTAGGAGATACAAAAGCATCTGCTCTACCATCATTCTTACTTAAATCAATTATATCATCACCAAATCCATCACCATCAACATCAACTAAATTTTTGTAACCAGGAAATGCTCTGTATGTTTGAGACACTTCACTTGAATCTGCACTGAATAATCTGTAATAAACTCTGAAGTCTGCTTCAGGTTGTACACTTGCACCTAATAAAACTTTTAAAGAGGTTGCAGGTTGCTTCAAATTAATTCTATTAGAAACAAATATAGAACTATGTGGATCATCTTCAATTTGATTTGTTTTATTATCTGTGGCATAATTATCAAACCCTATAGGATTGTTAATTTTATTTCTTCCTAAAATAAATGTTGCATTTTTAACATCTAAAACAGGTGATAAATTAGGATCAGGTGAACTCATAGTAACATCCATAGTCAAAGATTTTTGTTTTGGAAGATTGCCGAGTTTGTTTACCTCATTAATTCTAGATGCAACTAATCTTGGAGTTGGGAAGAATGCTGCATTATTTAATGCAATTGGTTCATATCCCTGATCTATGAATGAAACTTCTGTACCGTTTGCACTTGTTCCACTTACAGTTCTTACTGAAGTATTAACACGAGTAACACTACCAGGTGTTATTACATTGAACTGTGGTGTAATTGAACTGAATTGATGATTTTGTGATATTTTTGCATCTAATCCACCAATACCCTTTTCATTTGTAAAACATAATTGTTGATTATCTGTTCTTGTAGAAATACCTAATACATTTACATCTAAGAAATAATTGTCAATGTTTGATGAATTTACTAATGTTGTATTTGTTGGAACAGTATGTGTTGTATTGATACCTACTAATGGCATACCTGATACTTCATAAGTTTGAATAAGTGAACCTTCTGGATGAGTTGTTGCGTTTGAATTAAACTTACCTCTTGTGAGTGTTAATTGACCAATTCC